CGACCCGGTGGCCGGCCTGTTCGGCGCTCTGGCGCGCCTCGGTGGCAACAACGGCGGGAACCGGCCGGAAATCATCGATGATGCCGATTTCAGTGAGGTCGACGATGGGGCGTAGCCTTTCCGGCGACGAGCTGCAGCGCCGTCAGCACCGCAAAATCCTCGAGCGCTGCGTGCTTGACGGTGATTTGTTCGAACGCTGGCTGGCCCGTAAGGGAAAGGGCTTGCGGGCGCTGGAGGCTGGCGAATACGAGGGCTGGACACTGGATCTGGCGCAGTTGCTGTGCGTATGCGAAGACCCGGTGCTGTGGTGCCAGGCATTTCTCGACGACCCCAAGGCCAGCCCCGGCACGCCCTACACGTTTTTCGAGTACCAAAAATCCAGTGTGCGCGCCTGGAACCAGGACGTGGTGCATCAGGATGGCGCCGAGGTGGGCAAGACGCGGGAAATTGTGGCGCTGCTGCTGTGGTGCATGTGCACCGCGCGCGCCTTCACGGTGCGTCAGCCGTCGGTGCTGGTGGCCGCGCCGCAGAAGACGCACCTCGACGAAATCATCATGGAAATGGAGCACCACCTCGGCGTCGAAGAGGGTTTCGACGGCAGGAAGCCGCTGATTCAGCATTTCTGGCTGAAGCCGGTCAAGACGCCGCATTACCTCGCGAAATTCCGCACGCCCATGGGCGCCGGCCGAGTGTATTTCCGGCCCGCCGGGCATGACGGCGAATCGTTCCGAGGCGTGCACGTCAACGCCATGGCGAAGTTCGACGAGGCGGCCAAGGCGAAGAATCCGGTGATCTGGTCGGAGTTTGTGCGTGCCATCATGCCGGGCTGTTATCAGCGCGTGTATTCGGTGCCCGATGGCGACAACAGCAGCCGGTATCACCAGATGACCCGCGAGGCAATTCCTGGACTCAAGCCGGGGCAGAAGGGTTTCCGGTTGTTCCATTGGCCGAAGACGCTGATGCCGGAGCCGTTCTGGAGCGACGACCGCAAGCGCGACATGATCCGCCGCTATGGCGGCGAGAGCACGCCCGGCTATCAGCGCAATGTCCTGGGCCTGCACGGTCAGCAGGAAAACCCGGTCTGGGCGTGGAGCGACCTGGAGCCGAATATCCGCGATGTGCCGGAATTCCGCGCGGTATCGCTGGCCGGGAATGCGGAAGAGCAGGAAATGCACGTGCAGGCCTGGCGGATTGATCTCGATGTCAACGAAGGCAAGAAGGTGCCGCGGGTTACCTATCTGGCGGACCGGCACGATGATCTGGGTAATTTCCGGGTCAAGGACCGCGAGTTGATCCGGGCCCGGGTGCGCAAGTTGCTGCGCGAGTTCATTGAACCGCTGGGGCAGGGCGTCTACTGGTGTGGCGCGGACCTCGGGTTCAGCCGCGACCCGACCGAAATCGCCGTCTGGCGCGAGATCGGGACCGAGTTGCGAAAGGTTGTGCGCATCAAGGCGACCGGCGTCACCTATGACCTGCAATGCGAGCTGATCTATTGCCTGGATGAGATTTTCGGTTTCCAGCCGAACTGGGGCGTGGACTTCGGCAACGCCGGCAGCACGGTGGTGCAGAACCTGCACAACCTGGAGGACTACGCCGCCGGAGACTACGAGACCCGCTTGACTGGGTTCCAGTTTGCGGCGGCGGTGGATGCCGTGGGCGAGTCGGGTGATGTGCTGGAGCAGGAAGACAAGCACGGCGAGCCAAAACCGATTCGGTTGCCGGCCAAGGAGCATGCCACGAACCTGCTGACGGAGCGTTTTCAGCGCGCGGAAATGGCCATGCCGTACGACGAAGAGCCGGTGGCCAACTACAGCAACCATACGGCGCGCGAGGGCGCCAAGCACCGGATTTTCGACAAACACGACGACCACACGATCGACGCCGACCGGCAGATGATGCTGCGCAAGGTGTTCAACGAGACGATCGCGACGGTCGACAACTTCGCCGGCGGCGTGCAAGTACGCCCGGCCGCATGAGGGTAGGGACATGGAACTGAATCCGTTGAAATGGCTCAGTCGCGAGACCGGCAAGGCACCTGCCGGCAACAGCGGCAAATCACGACTGGTCGACGAACTTGGACCGTATCGGAATTTGTTCGACAGCTTCGTGCCGCGCGTGGTGGACCCGCATTTCTACGAGGCTGTGCGCGAGTCCGTGTCCATCATCGATGCGGCGATCAACTGGCTGTGCACGCTCGACGGGATCGTGCGCGTCGAGGGCGAGAACGAGGCGCTGGTGCGCGAAATTCGCGAATGGATGCAGACGGTGCGCGTCAACGACAAGCTGACCGGCTTTCAGGCCTACTATCAGCTGGGCTCCAACGAGAAATACGAGCAGGGGTTTTATATTTCCGATTGGGAGTTGAACCGTACGCGCAGCGACGTGGCCCGACTGTTTGTCGCTGACTCCAAGGGCGTGGTTTTTCACCGCAATGCGACGACGGGCGAGCTGGAGACGTGGTATCGCCCGCCGGGCGCGGACCCGCAGAGAAAGCGCAACGACAATACGGAGCGGCTGCTGCGCAATGAGTACAGGGACGGCATGGTCGAGCTGATGGAGGAATGGAGTTATCGTCGGGTCGATTCCCCGCGGCTGGTGTATGACGCATTCAACCCGGAAGCCTCGAACCCGTACGGCACCAGCCTGATTCGTTCGCTGGAGTTCCTGAGCAAGGTACTGCTGACGATCAACAACTCGGTGAAGCGCACCTGGGTGCGCTTCGGCGACCCGACCTATCATCTGCAATACGGCACCAACGCGCGAATTTCAGCGGAGGAACTGGAAGATCGGCGGCTGAAGATGGCGGCCTGGCTGAAGTACTCCCTGACCATTCGCGAAAACGGCAATAGCGCGGATTTCGTGACCGCAACGGGCAAGGACGACACGGTCACGGTCAAGGTGGTCGGTTCCGACAACCAGGTGCTGGAGGTCGAGAAGCCGGCCCGGCATGTGATCGAGCAGATCGTCAGCAAAACCAAGCTCGCGGCCTGGCTGCTGGGGTTTCATTTCAGCACAGCGGAGCGGCTGGCGCTCAAACAGTGCGAGTTGATGCTGCAGGACAGCAAGACGCGCTTCGAGAGCCGCAAGCCCAGCCTGAACGCACCGATCGAGGCCATGCTCCGGGCGCGTGGCCGGACGTGGAAAGACGGCGACTGGTACCTGGTGCAGGAATTGCCCAACGTCGGCGACATCGTGGCCAAGGCGCAGGCTAACTTCCTGAACGCCCAGGCCGAGCAGGTGAGTTCCGGCGGCGGCGACACCACCGGCGGCGCAAAGGTCGCCGCGAACGGCAAGGTGCTGCTCCCTTTTGACGACGGGTACCCGGCGCCCGACAAAATGCCGGGGCACCGCCACAAGGAAAGTTTCGTCGAGGACGATCCGGCGCTGCCGCGCCTGGAGCGCGACACGGAGCGTTCCCTGGTGACTGCCTGGCAGCAGCTGCGGCGCGATACACTGAAAGCGCTCAGCCTGCCCGCCCCGCGAAAGGACGACGGCCAGCCGGTGTTTGTGTTCGACGCCAGCCAGATGCAGGACCTGCTCGATTTGCTGGACCGCTACATTGACGACAACGGCGGCCCGGATTCGGTGCTGGTGAGCAATGTCGTCGCTGCCTGGGAGCGCGGCCTGGCCAATGCGCAGGCCGAACTGGACGTGGCGGCGGTGGCCGATGAGTTACGCCGCGAATTTCGCGCCACGGCGGAGCAGGCACAGTTGGCCAATGTGCGTAACGCCGCGGTGCGGGTGTATCGCGACGAGATTGCGCAGGCACTGGCCGACGGCGTCTATGACGGCCTCACGCCGCAACAGGTGGCCAACCAGTTGCGGGCGCGGTTCGATCTGAACGAATACAACTGGCGCCGCCTGGCGCGCACGGAAATCAGCAATGCGCAGTTCCTCGGCAAGCTCAAGCAGTACGCCGAGGCCGGTATCGAACACTATGACTGGCTGACCGCGCCGGATGCCTGCACGATTTGCGTCGGACTGGCGAGTGCCGGCCCGTATATCGTCGGCCTTGGCCCGACGCCGGCGAACGATTCCCACCCCGAGTGCCGATGCACGATCAATGCCCACGTGTAAGCGCACTCAACCACGGCGAGTTGGCCCGCTCTTCGGAGCGGGCTTTTTTATGCCATGCAGAAAGTGAAGCGTTTTGGACGACATTTCCGCGGCTGGCTTGCTAAACGTGTAACTGACTTCCCGGTGCGGGGAATCCGCACAGCGAAAACGAGGATTCAACCATGCGTAACACGAAGGCCTGAGTCATGAGCGAGACCGACTACACCGCACAGCTGAAGGACTGGCCCGCCCTTCGGGACACTCTGCAGGACGTACCTGCCGAAGACCTGACGGGCTTACTGGCCGCCGAGGAAGCTGGCGAGAAGCGCTCCGACGTGATGCAGGCGCTGACGGCGGAAGCCGACCGGCGTGCCGAGGGTGACGCGGCATCGAAGGGTGACGGCAATGAAGGCAGTCAGGCAGCGGCCCCGGAAGCCGGCGGCGGCGAAAGTGAAGGCGCCGCCGCGCAGGCGATCGGCGGCAGCGTCAGGGAGGCCAAGCCGGCCCTCGCCAAATTGAGCGACACCGATCTGGCGACCGCCGCCCGGCTGGAGGCCGAAGGCCAGAACCGCAAGGGCATGCTGGATGCCATTCGGGCGGAGCAGGCCAATCGCGCCGAGCCCGCGCCGGCGCAGAGCCGCAAGGCGGCCACCGGCGAGACGCCGGCGCACCTCAAGGAAGACTACGGCGGCGTGATGACGCCCGACGTGGCCCGGGCCCGTATCAAGCACTTCAAACTGAAATGACGCAGCACCGCCACAAGCAGCTCGCCGCCGTCGTCCGCAAGGGCGCCGGCGGCCGTCCGTCCGACGAGCAGCTGACCGCGATCAACCGGTACACCATCGAAACGATGAGTGCCGACGATGTGTATGTGCGCACGTTCTGGATCGCGCACAACGCCATCGACCGCGACCAGGAATGCTTCGCGCCCGAGCTGCTGCAGGACTTCGTGCGGACGCTGCCCGGCAAGGGGCTGTTCGTCAAGCACCCCATGAGCTGGGGCGGCGATTCCGGCCCCGGCGAAGGCCTCTGGTTCGACACCCGGCTGGTCACCATGAGCCTGGACGAGGCCCGGGCCGCCTTGCGCGAGCCGGACCTGCGGTTCCTGCCGGGCGTGACCGAGGCGCTGTTGCTGGAAGCGTCCTGTTACATCGTCAATACCGACGATAACGAGACGATGCGCAAGAAGATCGACGCCGGTGTGGCCGGCTATGTGTCGATCGGCTTCGACTATTCGGACCGCAACCCGATGCGGGACGAAAACAAGAATGTAATCGCCTACCAGTGGGAGGCGCCCGGCGAGGCCTACGAGGCATCGTTGGTCTGGCTCGGGGCCCAGCAGGGCGCCCGGGCGTTCAAACACCTGGACCGAAATTCTGACATTGAGGACGACGACATGACGCTCAAGGAACTGCAGGAAAAGCTCGGCAAGGCGCTGGGCGACAACGCCGAACTGAACGCCGAGGTCAAGGCGCTGACCGTCAAGGCCGAGCGTTATGACGCCCTGGCCGCCGAGTTCAGCGAAGACGAACTCAAGAGCCCGGCCACCCTCAAGGCGGCCGTGGCGGATGGCGCCGAGGCGCGCAAGAGCCTGGAGGACGAGCTGGTCAAGAAGGAGCGCTCGCTCAAGCTGATCGGCGATTCCGATGAGGATGTCACGGCGGCGAAGGCGGTCTA